GTTGAAACTACTGAACCAATTGTTGTTGCAGAATATATTCCACCTAAAACATGTACTGTTCCTAAAACAAACTTAAACATGGCTGACTTTTTAGGTAATGTATCTTTGTCAAGACCGTTAGAGTTTATTGCTGAGTTTGATTTGGTAAATGGTAAGCCTACAAATTTTGAATTTGTTGGTAGTTCCAATCGTGATACAAGAAAAGCTGTAAGTAATTACATCAATGCTATAGACTTTGGAACAGAAACTATTAATGGTTGTAAGATACCTTTTAAATTTACATTATAAGGAGATTAAATGAATTATATTTATAATAAAATGTTAGAGAAATGTGAGACAGTTATCTTTGACAAGAAAGATTTACAGTTATTTGAGGAGTATGTTACCAAGAATTACAAAGAATTTTATGAAAATAAAATAACCTATGAAGTAGAAAAGAAAAGTGCTAACGAGTTTTTTGTTACACTATTTGATAATACTCACATATCTTTAGAAGATATTCTTAGAGAAATTAAAGATTAGGGGGTTGACAAATTTTGTCTCAACCTGTATAATGCATTTCGCAATAATGCCAAAACCAAAAGGAGAAATATATGGCAATACAAGAAGGCATAGCCTATTGGGCTAGTGTAACTACACCTAATACTAAGTTTGAACCTGTATATACAGTTGACTTAGTAGTAGATGATGAGGTGGCTAATGACTTTCAGAGTCGTGGTTTCAAAGTTAAAACTTTGACTGTGAATGATGAAGTTGTTGGTCGTTCTATAAACTTCAAGCGTAAGGTGAATGGACCTAATGGAATGGTTAGGAAAGCTCCTTTACTTCTTGATACTAACAAAGTTCCAATGGATGAGTTAGTTGGTAATGGCTCACGAGTTAAGATTCAGTATAACGAGTGGGAAGTTTCTAACAAGTTCGGAAACTTTAAAGGACTTGACTTTCAAGCTATGCAAGTTCTTGACTTAGTTCAATATAAGTCAGGCGATGGAGCAGAGTTTGAAGCCATTGAAGGTGGCGAGGAGTTTTGATGATTATCACAATTAGAAACGATGAAGGTATTGAAACTCAATTTGATGTCAATAAAATTGAAGATGAACAGAAGAAGCAGGAAGCTACTGTTATAGTACAGAAAGTTGGCAATCTTCAAGTCATCATTGAGGCTTTAGACTTTGCTAGTCGCACCCACAGAGCTAACTTAGAACAGTTACTCTTATCTTGTGATGAAGCAAAAGTTGAGTCAACAACTGAAAGTAATGAGACTGAAACTGAATAAGTCTCTATAATTATCTCCTTGCTAGGTGTCTATTAATTTAGATGCCTAGCTTTTTAATTTTAAGGGTCAAACTATGGAAACAAATTTACAATTTATTAAATATCACCAGCCATGTCCATCCTGTAAAAGCAGTGATGCACTATCAATTAATAAAGATGGTTCAGCAAAATGTTTTAGTTGTGATGAGTTCTTTCCAAAAGGAGTAGACAATCGCACAGCTACTGCTGAGAAACTTGTTGAGACTACTATCAAAGATACAGTCAGAGAACTGAATGCTCATGGTGGAGTCTTCGCAAAACTTTCTGATAGAAATATTTCTAAAGAAACAGCAGAGAAATATGGAGTTAAAGTTGTATACGATAACTCAGGACAGTTAGCTCAACACATCTATCCTCTCTATATTAATAACGAACTTACTTCTAATAAGATTAGATATGTCAGAGATAAAAAATTCTCTTATGATGTTTCACCTAATGGTGTTGGCTTATTTGGTCAACAACTTTTTAAAGAAGGTGGTAAGTATCTAACTATCGTTGAAGGAGAGTGTGATGCAATGGCAGCCTATGAGCTACTTGGTAGTAAGTGGGCTGTCGTTTCTATCATCAGAGGAGCAGCAGGTGCTGTTAAAGATATAAAAGAAAACTTAGAATATGTTGAGAGTTTTGATAATGTCGTTATCTGTTTTGATAAAGACAAGCAGGGACAAGAAGCAGCTAAAAAAGTTGCAACTATTTTAAAGCCCGGCAAAGCTAAGATAGTAACTTTACCTAATGGATTTAAAGATGCTAATGACATGCTCATTAAAGGACAGTATAAAGAATTTACTACAGCTTGGTGGGATGCTAAAGTTTATACACCTAGTGGTATAATTCGTGTCTCAGAAAAGCAACAAGCATTTCTAAACAGAGAGAAAAAAGAATCTGTTCCTTATCCTTGGAAAGGTTTGAACGATAAACTTTATGGTATGAGACAGGGTGAATTAATTACCCTTACTGGTGGCACAGGACTTGGAAAGTCTAGTATCACTAGAGAACTTGAACATTGGTTAATTAAAAATACTGATGATAATGTAGGAATCATAGCACTTGAAGAAGACTGGAGAAGAACTGTAGATGGTATCCTATCTATTGAAGCTAATGCTAGACTTTATATTGATAGTGAAAGAGAAAAGTTTAGTGAAGATACTTTGATTGATATGTTCAAAAAAGTTTTCGCAGGTGATAAGGTTTTTATTCATGCTCATTTTGGAACCAATGAGATTGATGATATATTTGCAAAGCTTAGATATTTAATCGTTGGTTGTGATTGTAAATGGGTAGTTGTAGACCACTTACATATGCTTGTAAGTGCTTTAGCAGAGGGTGATGAGAGACGAGCCATTGATAATATTATGACTAGACTTAGAAGTTTAGTTGAAGAAACAGGTGCTGGTCTCATTCTTGTTTCTCATCTTAGAAGAGTTGATGGGAACAAAGGACATGAGAATGGGATTGAGGTAAGTCTATCTCACCTTCGAGGCTCTAATAGTATTGGACAGTTATCTGATTGTGTTATTGCACTTGAAAGAAATCAGCAGTCTGCTAACCCTGAAGAGGCGAGAACAACTAGGCTTCGTATTTTAAAATCAAGATACACAGGTGATGTTGGTATGGCTACTGCTTTGATGTATGATAAACAAACAGGAAGACTATCAGAACATTTTGATACAGAGTTTAATCATGTTGATGATGATGTGATTGCATTTTAGGAAAAATAATGGAATTAGTTTTTGATATTGAAACAGATGGATTACTTTGGAAATCTACCATCAAGAATGAAGATACGGGTGAGCTAGAAATTCTACCTCCTGCTTCTATCATTTGGTGTATTGTTGCAATAGATGAGAACGATAAAGTTTATTCTTTTGAACCAAATCAAATTGACGAGGGCATTGAGTTTCTTAAGTCAGCCGATACTCTAGTTGGTCACAACATCATCGGCTTTGATATCCCTGCGATTAATAAACTAAAGCAGGTAAACCTCTATGACCATGCTGAGATTCTTGATACCTTGACCCTATCAAGATTGCTCCACCCCACAAGAGAAGGTGGACACAGTCTAGAAAAGTGGGGATGGAAACTCAATTGCCCTAAGTCTAAAGCTCCAAGATTTACAGAATACAGTAAAGAAATGTTGAACTATTGTATTCAGGATGTTAGATTGAATAAAAAAGTTTTAGATAAATTAAGAAAAGATAGCGTAGGATTTAGTAAAGAATCCGTTCTAATTGAACATCAGTCTTGTAGAATTTTACAAGACCAAGAACTTAATGGGTTTTTATTTGATGAAAAAAATGCTACACTTTTACTTAGCTCTTTGAATAAAAGAAAGAAAGAAGTTGAGGATGAAGTTCATGCAACATTCAAACCAAGATGGGTTGATGTTAAAGAAGTTACACCTAAACTTAAGAAGGATGGAACATTATCTAAATCAGGATTAACAAATATTGAATATGAAGAACGAGTAGCCACTAAGAATACTGCTCCCTTTATGAGACAAGAGTTGCAAGAATTTAATCTTGGAAGTAGAAAACAAATAGGTGAATACCTTTCAGACTTTGGATGGGTTCCTAAAAGATTTACACCAACAGGTCAGCCGATTGTTGATGAAGGAACTCTAAGTAAAATTAATCATATCAAAGAGGCTCAACTGATTGCAGAGTTTTTATTATTACAAAAGAGAGCTGCTCAAGTTGAGTCTTGGATTGATGCAGTTAAAGAAGATGGTCGTGTGCATGGTTCAGTTATTTCCACTGGAACTATAACAGGTAGAATGGCACACAGAAATCCTAATATGGCTCAAGTTCCTGCTGTCTATAGTCCATTTGGAAAAGAATGCAGAGCTTGTTGGATTGTCCCTGAAGGATACAAATTAGTTGGTGTTGATGCTTCAGGATTAGAACTTAGAATGTTGGCACACTACATGGCTGACGAGGAGTATATAAATGAAATTATCAACGGAGATATTCACACAGCTAACCAAAACTTTGCTGGACTTAAATCAAGAGATGAGGCAAAGACTTTCATCTATGCCCTCATATACGGAGCAGGAGACGAAAAGATTGGAAGCATCATTGGAGGAAGCAGAACAGATGGTAAGAGGTTGCGAGAACGCTTTCTTAGTAGTCTTCCAGCACTTGCAACTCTTAAAACTAGAGTTGACAGAGCATCTGACAAAGGTTTCCTCAAAGGATTAGATGGTAGAAAAATATTTTTAAGACATAAACATGCAGCACTCAATACCTTACTTCAAGGTGGGGGTGCTATCGTTATGAAGAAAGGTTTATCTCTACTTAATGATAGACTTAGAAAGTGTAACATTGACTTTAAGTTTGTTGCAAACATCCATGATGAATGGCAGATTGAAGTTAGAGAATGTCAAGCTAATCGAGTAGGGCAATTAGCTGTTCAGAGTATTGTCGATGCCGGTACATACTTTGATATGCGTTGCCCTCTTGATGGTGAGTTTAGAATAGGAGGGAACTGGAGTGAAACACACTAAACAACTTTCTTTTTTTAAAAATATTATACTGGATTTAGAAGATGATAAAAATAAATTATGTACAAAATGTAATATAGTCAAACCATTAGAAGCCTTTCCTTGGAGAAGTGGAGAAAAAGTTTTTAGAAGAGAACATTGTAGAGAGTGTGTTAAAAATTTAAGTAAAGAAAGAAAAGGTTTACGAAATAAATATGGTATGCCATTAGATAGTTATATCTGTCCTTTATGTTTAGGCACATCAGAAGAAGTAGCTAAACGAGGCGGTAAACATGCAGGGTCTTGGGTGCTAGACCATTCACATCAAACAGGAGAATTTAGAGGATGGTTATGTCATCTTTGTAATAGAGCATTGGGTTGTTTTAAAGATGATTCAGATATATTAAAACGAGCTATTAAATATTTAGAAGGAAAAATATGAAACCTAAAAAAGAAGATAGAAAAAAGTTTGACATTGACCTAGAATATGGTACAATAAGGGAAGACAGAGTTGCAGAAATGTTGACTCAGAAAAAGGTTGAAGTCAAATCAGAACGTGGCATGTGGATGAAAACAGGTAACATAGCCATTGAGTATGAGTCTTGGAACAAACCATCAGGAATCAATGCAACAGAATCAGATTACTGGTTTCACAATCTTTGTGTTGGTGACAATGAATACTGTACTCTTGTTTTTAAAACAGATGTTTTACGAAAGATTGTAGATAAACTTGATTACTTTAAAACAGTTTCAGGCGGTGACCACAACGCTAGTAAAATGTATTTAGTAAACTTACAAAAGCTTTTTTCAAGTGATGTTATCAAAGCTTTCAAGGAGTTAGAGGATGAAGAAAAATAAAAATTTAGATACGCTAGTAGATGATATCTACAAATCTATCAGTCCTATATCAAAAGGTAAGCCTATCAAAATATCTGATACATTACTTTCTCAGTTTGGTTTGGATATGGCAACAGCTTTAAAAGAATGGGCTACTCCTAAAGGTAATAATAAAGCTACAGTTAATACTCTTAGAATGTCTAACA